ATGCAGGCTGACTTTGAAAGATTCAAAGAACTAAAAACCACAGAAGAAAAAGAAGCTTTCAAAAAGGAAATGCAGGATAAATATAATAAACTACCGGAAGCCCAAAAGGAAGCCTACAAAAAAGCATCTGAAGCTGGGCTAAAAGCAACAGTAAATGCCTGCAATGATTATATAGAAAGAGCGGAAGAAGCCATATTACGTGATAAACTTGGAGAATTGCCCGAAGCAATCTCATTCAGTTATATTGCAAAGAAATATTTTGGTAAAAGTAGAAACTGGCTATATCAGCGTATTAACGGGAATATAGTCAACGGGAAAAAGGCTCGCTTTACTGACAATGAACTCAAAACGTTCCTGAACGCTTTGAACGATGTTAGCGAAATGATTCATCAGACATCATTAAAAATCAGTTAAGCTCTTATTTGACACCATCCCTGCATTGAGCCGATGCAGGGATTTTTATTGTCTAATCGAAAAATAATTGTATCTTTGCAACATCAAGATAATACGGACATAATTCGGATTATTTTGGTTTGACTTTGGTGAGGGGGTGGTTCCCCTCACTTTTTTATTTCTACCGAACATTCTATAGTATATTATTTTCTGGAAGAATCACATTGTACAATTTTTCCAACAAATCACTAGACATATATTCGTTTTTGTTTGCCTTTTGAAACAAGACTGGTGGAAAATGTATATATTCCATTCGGCGGGATACAGATTCATCATTTATCCCCTCTTTCAATCGCACATCTTTCAACTCAAGGTTATTGAACAAATCGGCATTCAAGTATAACCTTCGTGTCTCAATTGTTGATAATGAACTAAATGAGTTAAAAAACAACAACACAAGTTCATACTTTGACAGTTGCGCTCGAAATATATTCGAATATTTTAGGGGCGAAGTGAATTCCGAAGTCATTTCCAAAATATAATAAGCATTCCTAAAATATGTGCCAAGTTGATTTTTATATGGGGCAAAACAATGATCAGCGGCTTTAGCACAAGCTTCAGCTATGGGCTTGAAATTATTCTGTTCAAAATAGATCTTAATCGCATTTAAACAGAGGTAATCATAAGTGTTTATATGTACAGGATAAATATTAATCTTTCCTTTATGTATTCCAAATTCATGCTCTGAATAAATGTTGTTAATGGCAGCCTTCAATTGACCATATATAAGCATCCATTGCTCTTTAGACATATTTTGGGGAATAATCCTCCTTACAAATTCCTCTTTGGAAAAATTTTCAGGAATACCTCTTCTTATTTCCAAATAGAAAGTATGGTATAACTCTACATAAATCTGTCGATAAGTTTTTTCTGGTGTACAAAACTCATTGTAAGGAGTTATTTTCCATTCACATTGTTTTTCATCATATACCCAATCTATTCTTTTCACTTGTAAGGCATCCCGATATGAAATAAAAATCCTAAGCAACTCAAAAAAGACAGCTCTATCCTCGCTATTCAAGAATTGCTGTTTATTCTGTCTTAATGTAAATAAAACTCCGACGAATGCTATTAATCCTGCAATCGCTCCTAATAGACTTCCAAACTCACCCCAGTCGGTCTGTTTATCCGCAAACTTACCTTTGGTCTGAATAAAATAGAAAGCTAAAATGACTATTATAATTAATATGAGGATGACAGTTCCCCAAACGAGCCAACCTTTTACATTTCTTTTCATTCTTATCATAAATCAAAATCTAATAAGTTTTAAAACAATATTATCAATTCAAATATAATCATGATTTTGATAAATAAAAAATATTTCCAGAAATAATAGATTCCAAAGGTACTAAAGTTTGTTCCTATTTATCACAGCAAACAATATAATATAAGTGCTCACCAATTATAGCTATACTTGACTTAAAAGAAAAGTGCTCACTTTTTTATATCCTTACCGAACTTTTCAATTATATATTAGTACTATCTTATGTAACCCTTCTTGAGAGTTTGTTGATTCGTGTGTTGTTGATTGGAAGGATTACAAAAAAGGCAGCCTAGTAAGCTGCCTTTAATTCTTTCTATTACCTTTCGGAACCATCCTTAATTTGAGAGAGTGAAGCTTCCAATACCCCCTCAACATTTTCAATTTGAATAACTTCCAAAGAAGGAACATAATTATCGACATCACCAATACCACTTCTACTTATTATTCTTCCTTCAAATTCTTTTCCGCTCTCCAACGTCAACTTGACCTCCTTGCCTGGTTGTAGTTTTTCTTCTTTCATAATATTTTTTTTTAATTAATATTAGCATTCCGAGCAAAAAATATGCCGGAACACATTTTCTTTGTATTCCGGCACGAAGGCACTTGTTTATACAGTTGCAAATATATATATTATTTCTCAAATATTGTATTTTTAACCATATATTTTTAATCAAGAATTGTATTCTCAACAAAATGGCTTCTTTCTTAATCCATACGCTAGCCAACAGATAATAATCAAAATAATTACTCCTATATAAACTTTATCTTTATGTAAATCCCACCAAGATAACTCGACTACCTTCTCTCTTTGATTTAGTAAAGCATTCACCTTGTTACTTATAGTATCAAGTCGATTCGAGAACTGCTGCAAAGTAATGGATAATGTTTCATCAACTTCACTCCGTTCTTGCTCCTGTTTGGAAGCGGTGGTAGTACTTTCTTTGACTAGATACTGTTTTCCGGTTGAATCCGGAAGCGACAAGTAAACTGTTTTATTCTCAATTTTCAGATCACTCAACTTGTCAGTAGTAACTTTCGTTTGCTTATTCACATCCAGCTGTAATGATTCAATTAAGTTTCGCAAATACAAAAAATCCCCTGAATAGTCAATCTGCTTTTGTGACTCAATGCTATGAGAAGTTTTGCAGGAAGTAAACCATATTCCTGACATCAGGAACATGGTTATATAGATTAGCATTTTCATACTTTCAGATATTTACAAATACCTTTCACATGAAGAGAGACAATAGTCCGTTTCCCCTCCTCTGACAGCAGGAAATCCACATCTTCTTTGTTATCCTGAAACAGATTCTCCGTCAGAACAGCCGGACACTTCGTATGCTTCAAGATATAAAAACTACTCTCCTTATCTGGATCACCGTCTGCCATATCCTTCCGTATTTTCATTCCAAACAAATATTCTTCAGCAGTAGCATACAGACAGTCAGCCAGCTTATCGGCTTTTGTCTGTCCCACACTGGTCCATGCTTCCCAACCACGTGCTTGCATCCAATTTGAACCATTACCGGCTGCATTGCAATGGATAGAAATAAGAATTGCTTCAGAAGTCTTATATTCATTCACTCGCCTACAACGTTCTGACAAAGGAACATCTATTTCCTCTTTCACGACCAGTTCCGCATCAATACCTAATTTACGCAATTCAAATACTACACGCCCAGCAATTTCACGGGTATAAGAGTATTCCCTTAACCTGCCATCCGGAGAACACTTACCCGGAGTATTGCTACCGTGACCGTTATCAATCAATATTTTCATATCTTTCCTCTTTATCTAGTTCGTTTTCGATTCTATCAATAATTCCTTGTACATGTGTAGGCGTAGCCCGCTTAAATTCAAAACGTATTACATGGTAAATTATACGAAACCCTTTGTTTCTAGGATAAGCAATAATCAGATTCTTAAATGCGTTCTGAAGATATACATAAGAAAATACATACGTAATAGTCTTAATAACTAACAATGAGTTCTCACCATCTCCTATCAAGCTCATAAAGGAGAAGACTACTTCAATGATTATAAGATAGAGGAGAAGTTCGACCAAGGCATTTTTAAACTTATCCCACTTAAAGTTTTTACAACGTATAATTGAAACACCATCAGCCCTCATTCCGCACCAAATATTAAATCCAAACATTACAACTAATGCTATAAGAAAACCTTTAGTCGGCGTTAAATAAGCAAGAAGAGAACTGAACATCGAAACGAAAATAATTCGTATCTGGTCTACATTAAATAACTCATATAACCATCTCATAATATTAATCATAAAGTTACTACCAATATTGAAAACACAGTAATCAGCCCAGGAAGCAAAACAGTAGCTAATGCGTCAAGCCAATCAAAGATGAACCCGCACTTTTTCTGAATGTACTCAACCACTATTGCGGCAATGGCGGTTGTCGTTAAAGAAACAATAGCAGATTTACAGAAATCAATGCCTAATAGAAGGAAACAGAAAACAAGCATTACAACAAAGACGAACATCCCGGCTTTGACGTGTGCCGGTCGGTTAGATTGCAAAAGCCAATCATACAATACTTTTATACCCATACTCATAGCGTTTAATTATTAATAAAATATTCTGTATGGAACAAATGTATTGAGTATAATAACGAGTTTTACAAAAATGGAAAATCTTGGAAATCAATTCTATGATAAATATCTATAAAACAAGACATTATAATTTTCACTTTTTCCATAAATAAAAAAGGGATGCTTGATAAGCACCCCTAAACAACCAACAGATTGAACTATTAATCCGTAAACATATACACGGAAAGATCAACCTTTTCTATTTCGTCTGAAATTGTATCTCCATACATTGTAAGACACACCCGATAACGGTCAATACTTCTTTGAATCTGTTGCAAGGTAGGTTTCTCGGGATATTCCGAACTGGCAAAAGTTACCAGTTCTTCACCATTCTCACTGGTACCAACCACCCGGAAGTGATGACGTACAATCCAAGTTCCGTCCGGCTGTTGCTCGATAGGCTTAGCAATCCCACGCGGTAAGATATTTTTTTGATCCATGTTTTTTGATATGTTTAATTAGTTGTTTTCTATGGTTATATTTATTCTTCAATACAAACTTTTCAAAATGTCCTTCGATATAAACATATTCCCACCATTCAGGAAGTAACATCGCTGCAATTTTACGACGGATATTGTACGTTGCAAAGTGTTTCATCAGGCCATAATAAGAGTTCATTGTACTCACAAACTTCTCAACATACGCTTCTGCAAATCCATTTTCAGCTATTCTATTAAATTTCCTGACAGCGTTATATGTGTTACCAACCACCCTGTTAGATACATAAATTCTACCCGGCAAAATGAACGCCCCAACAAACAAGACTCCTTTCTTATAATGCTGAAGATACAGCTTGCGTGGATGCAACCGTAAAAGGAGTTGTTCTTTCAGGAAACCATCAAGAAGATGGACTTTGGACAATATTTCTTCCGGAGATTTCACCACGATACAAAAGTCATCAACAAAGCGTACATAATGTCTGAATCCCAGTATTTCCATCACGAAATAATCATATACAGACGCCAGAAAGTTGGCTATGAGTTGCGACGGCAGGTTCCCGATAGCCACTCCCCTGTCAGGGTCATTATGAAACAGACTTTTATTACTGGGAAGTTTGTCCCACATGGAGACGGGAGAGCGTCTGATACACTTATTTTGTGGACAATGAAAGATAGTAACGGCTAGAAGGTAAAGCAAACATTCAATATCATCGCCTTTATAATTGTCCCTTACGAATATGTTCAGCATTTCCCATACCAACGATTTCGAGATAGACATGAAGAAACTGAACAGGTCATCTTTGAAAATGTACGCATCGGCAGTATAATTCTCACTGACCTCGACTATCATGTTATTCAGATAGTGCACGGCAGACAAGCATCCCTCACCTTTCCGGCAGTTCTTGGAGACGTTTCCTTGTTCCCGGAAGCGTTCCTCTAAGATCGGCTCGATACGAAGAGCGATCCAGTGATGGACAACACGATCAATGAAAGCGGCGGCAAAAACCTCCCGATATACCGGGTAAGTCCGTATGAATACTTTTGAAAAGTCCGGTACATATTCACCGTAAATAATAGAATACCATAGCCGCACCAATGCGGACTGATAATCATTATAGAACTCAACACAATCCGTACTCGTTCTTTTCTGCCTGGCACAATCTTCGGATGCTTCGAAAATACTGCTAAGAAGTATGTCATAGATTATATTACCTGTTGCGGCGAGGGGACGAACCCGGTTCGCGTTCTGGCGGTTGTTCGTGTTGACGTTGCCGTTGTTGAAGTTCACGTTCCAACTGCTGGAAGCCGTTGCATCCGCTATCTTAGTCTTTCCCGGCTCATCACCGGGGGGATGCCCAATAAATAATTCTAATTGCTCACTCATAATCCCCTTGGCGATTATGACTCCGGCTTTGCGACTTGTTGCGATCCGTTAGCTTTTTGCCGTTGGAGATCTGCAACCGTTTTTTTGTACCAGCCGGTACTTTGCTTACCGATGCTCTCTGCAAGCAGACAGATTTCGGCAGTTTGAGTCAGGCTGGTCAAATGTCGTTCTTCACACACTCTTAGCAGTAATTTCAATGCATCAAACTCACACAAAAACTTCATCAGATAATCTGCACGGTGCTCAAGGTTCATATCTGTATTTGCATAACGGATATATTCGCAACAATGGACGGCAAGCATCATCAACTCCGTACCAAATTCATACCGGAACGCCTTGGGGAATTGTTGCCGGGCATCAATGATAAGATTCAGAAGCTTATACATCGAATTTGATATAGGAAGGTCTTGTGTAAGTGCCATGTTAATTTTTTAATATTTTAATGTATGTATTAGAGGGCGCAAAGTTAATAACTGTAAAGTAATTAACACAATTTTAGCTCAAAAAAGTGAAACTGAAAAGCCCCTGCCGGGGCTTTTATTTAGCTAACCCTTTAAGGGATAAAGAATTAAAGGGATAAAGTGTTTATTGCGGCGAGGGGACGAACCCGGCCCGCGTTCTGGCGGCCGTTCGTGCTGACGTAGCCGCCGTCGAAGTTCACGTACCAACTGCTGGAAGCGTCATATTCGGTACTAGACCAATACCAGTCATTTGTAAATATATTTTGATTGCCAAACATAGAAGTTATGAGCTCATTGATTTCGGTTTTATACTTGGCCATAAGCATAAGTTCACCCAATGCGGGCAGGTTCCACACGGTTGTATCTTCAATTCCGTCAGATTCAAGCGTACAGGCTTTATAGGCTCTGGCAACTTCGGCGGCAGGGGCGCCGACAGTTCCCTGGGTGTCCTTGACGCCTGCAAGGGTTTCTATTATAACATCGGTATTTTCCTTGCCGTCGAAGGTATCATAGAGTCCTTGGTTACCACTGCCGTAGTTTTTCAGGCCGCGTAGGTCAGTTCCGTAGCCACCCCATTTGAACGTTTTATTGCCGCCTGCGTCAACGCAGTCGCTTTTGGCGATAATGAACTGGTGGCATTCGGCGCGAAGTCGGATGCCGATACGGATATACTTGGAGCGATTATTCGCGCTCATGGAGTTCCATTCGGAAGCCGTGAAAAAGACTTGTTCACCGTCTTCAATCCGGAGCGTAGCCAAAGAAAGGTCAAGAAGCGTACCTGACCATTGCATATATTTGGCGATGTCGCTTGCGGGGGTGTTTTCATTCACGGTTGTAAAACCTATTGATTTTAAGGCTTCTATCTGGTCTTGTTTATTCAAGCGCAGAAGCATGGCGTTGGCGATATTTTTATCCATTTTATTGTATAATATTAAGTTAATACTATTCGGAAGCAACAGCTCTCACATGAAGAAGGGCTGAATTTTTGTTTTGATTCGTAATACGCCCGGTATTCAGTTCGAACGCCCAGGCGGAGTTAGTATCCCAAATTGTTGATGACCAGTAGTATTTATCAGTCATCAGCATACTGTCACTACTCCAAAAGGTACGCATCATCTCATTGATTTTATCGCGGTAGCGGTACATCAGAAGCATTTGGCCAGATGAAGGAAGGAACCAGTTGGATTCATCCTCGATACCGTCACTTTCCAAAGTGTAGGCACGGTATGCACGGGCGGCTTCGGCAGCTGGCGCACCGATCACACCACTATTATTTTGGTCTTTCAGAGTTGCGATAATGAGGTCAGTATCTTCCTCACCCGTGAAGCAGCCATACATGGCGCCCAGTCCTTTTTGATTCAGGCCATCTATGGCTTTGCCCTGACCGCCCCAGTAGAAGGTGGTAGTCATGTCGGCATTATAGCACTCCTGGGCGGAAATTACGAAGGAGTGTCCATGTGCCCGGATACGAAGACCGCGTTTGATAAACAACTGTTTGTTGGTAACCGTGAGGGAATCCCATTCCTCACGGGTGAAATACCATTTGGAGTTATCCGAGATGCGGTTACAGGCAAGATTCAAATCAAGCAGGCCGGCAGCCCACTTGATACGTTGTCCAAATTCAGATGCGCGGGAATTCTCGGTGATATCCGAGAATCCAACGGCGTTCAGTGCTACCACTTGTGCCTGTTTATTCAAGCGAAGCAGCGTTGCGCTTTGTTCATTCGTCATAGTTACTTGTTGATTAAATCATTAATATCCATATTGTCTTCAGCGAAGCGTTCGAGATATTCTTCGTAGGTTTCGCCGTTATAATATTCAAGGACTTCATTGATGTTGTCCAGCGTTACGTTATCGTAGTACGGTTCTCCGCCATAAGACTCATTATTGAACCAGTTGATCAGGTCGATGTAGGCATCTATGACGGTAAGGATGACAAGGCCGTCGATACCGGATTCAAGGGATTCGATTTCATCCGTTTCACGGATAACTGTCAGTTCATACGTGCCGTTGACTACCGGTTTATCCTGTCTGTTGCCGTCCTCATCCATTCCGGCAACTCCATATTCGAGAATGGCAAGAAGCTCGGAGCCGTCAGCCTTCAGTGTCATGTTCGAGATACGGAGCATGGAAAGTTTACGGGATGCCGTTTGTGAAGCGAGGACGTCACGGAGCATCTGAATGGCGTCAAGTTTAGGCGACGTTTCAAGACGCAGGCGTTGGACGTTCGGCATGGATTCTATTTGCAGGCCGGACGGGGCGGAAAGACCTGTATAGGTCAGTTCAGGAAGACCGACAAAACGGAGGCTTGTCATTGTTGCTGGAAGAGAGATGTCATTAATCGGAGAAGTCTCTGCAAGAGTGATGTTCTCCAGTTTGCTACCGGACGCATTGATATGGGCGATACGTGGGCATTTGTCGGTGACGAGCGTAGCGATTTGTGTGTTCCGGATATCGAGTGATACGAGGAAGGGCATTTCGCCGCAGTTCAGCGAGGTAAGCGGTGCGTAAGAACCGATGGATTGTTCTGTATGGGTGTCAGAGCCCAAGATAAGGGTTTCCACAAGTTGCATGGCTGAGAAGCTCACCGTACTTGACAGGGAGATTTCAGACAGGTCGAGCAGCTTCATGCGGTCAGCCTGATAGATATACAGCAAGGCGCCTTCCTCATGTGAGAAGTTGGTGAATACATATTCTTCGCCCGCTTCAAGGAAGCAGCTTTCGGAAAGGTTGCCGCTAGCGTCATTGCCGACACCGAAGTAACCGTTTTTAGCAGCGACAATCCGGATGGTGGCGTTTGATTTGGAAGATACGCGCCCGGAAATTACACCGCTGAAGAAATCACCGGTTTGGAAATAGCCGTCACGAATACGCCAACGTCTTTCGATGAAAGACGGAAGGGCGGTAAGTCCAAGACCTTGCAGGGCATAGAAGTAAATAGCATCAGAGGTGGCGGTATAGGAGATGTATTTCCGTTCACCGTCGTAAGAACTAACCAGTTTCTGCCATTTTTTGAGCCGTTTGTCAATGAAGAAATGCGTAGCTCCTTCGGGTGAGAACGGGTGCAGGGTGACGCCGTCAATGGTCGCCTGAACGTTACGCATGGCGGCGGCAACGGTACGCAGGGAGAGTTCCGTACCGGATGAGTCAGTCCACACTACTTGCTGGAGATAGATGTTATTAAACAGAACGGAGCCGTAGCCAGCATAAGGGTTAGTGAATGTTTCATCGCTCGTCCGGTTGGGGTCCACCTCGGCGTCAACCGTGCAACCACCGTCGTTGTCCTTGCTATTGAGCGTATCACAGTCATAGATTTTATTCAGGTACATGCGCATGGCATCCTCGGAACTGTACACACCGTCCGTTACGGAAGCGTACTCTTCCAGGAACCACATCGGCTGCATATTCTTGGCGCGTTGGTCAGTGGCGGCAAGGTAGTCGGTGAAGATGTCATAACTCAAGACACTTTCCGGGCAGGCATATTTATACAGGTTTTCCTTCCATGTTTTTTGCCAGTTCCCGCCTTTGGAGTAATCGCAGGAATCACAGAAGCGCAACCATCGGTAGAGGTTATAGGGTACTTTCTTACCCAAAGCGTAATCAATGGCGAGCTGGTCGTCATCGACAAGCGATTCAAAGTAGTAAGTCCATGCCGGGAAGGTATCGGCGGAGATAGTTCCATTATCCACGAGTTTCTGAACCCATGAGGACTTATCGGTTTTCATGGCCATCATATCCTGAACGGAGCCGACGCCCTGGAACCAGTCCATACCTTGGTAATTAAGAAGCTCGAAGCCTTCGACCGGATTCAGGACGTCACCGGTGACATTCCATTTGCCGTTTTCATACTTCATGGAACCGGACTGCTTTTTCCATGAGCTGTCCTGATACCTCATTATCCGGTACGAACTACCGCAATACAGGGAAAGCAGGTACACGCTGTCCGTATCGAGTCCGTCAGTCTGTTTGAAGCGTATCTCAATTGCGTCTAAAGTTTCGTCAGGAGTACCGAAGAACTCTATGAAGTCACCATAATTCAGGCAACCTTTGTTATAGCCGGGGGTATCTTTGAAGCCGAGGGCGAACTGTTCCCCTTTGTCTTCTTTCCAGTTGCCTTTGGCATGGAAATAGACGTTTTGCAGGCTGTCATCCTTACACCGATAGGTGGCTACCGGGTGATTGGCGGTAGAGTGGTTCATCTGCAAGTCTTCGATATGCAAGTCACCGCTGTCAAATGTTCCGTCAAATGCACGTTGGACAGGTGTCATATAGTTACCACCTAAGGCACGGTATGTAACGTTCATCATTTCACAGGCGCCGCAGTCGTTCGCATTACCGGAATCGGAGTAATCGACTTTTACGGTAATGACATCGACCGGGATTGTATTATCACCGACCTGTACTTTGTTGATGGCAGCCAAGGCTATTGCACGGCGTCCTTCCTCCGTCGTATCGTCCGGATTAAGTAGTATGATTCGAGTGTCCTTGTTTTTGCCTTTGCTCTTGGCGAGGTAGTAGCGTTTATTCTTTACCGGGCGTTTGGCAGAGGTGGTTCCCTGGTTGCGGGTTTGGACACTCATGGCCTTGAAGTTACGCCACGGGCGTTCGGGGTCAAAGTAATAGAGCGTGATGTATATCTTCGTACTGGTGGAAGTGGTGCCGTCCAGTGCTTCTATATCGGAGCCTTCATAGGGGCATTCGACAATGTAAGGCATACCGCGTGAATAGATTTCGGCAGCCGACGGGCGGCTTTGGGTACTACCCTCGGCTGTCTGGCTTTTAAGGACGTCCTCAAAGGCGTATTCCTTCACCATTACCTCCGTATCGGTCAGACGGACAAGGTAGTTCTTGAACGCCTGTGCCCATTCCATATAAGAGTTCCAGGCCATCATGTAATAAAGGTACAAATCACCCAGCCTGCCGTCCATCGTTATATATTTGGTCTGAATCAGGGAGCCGCCGCCCGGAACATAACCAAGGCAGGCGACTTCCTCACCGTTGAGGAAGAGTTTCATCATAGAATATCGTGTACCGTCACGTTCAACGTAGTTGCTTGCAGGTTCAACAACCACGGCTACGGTTATCTTTTCACCCTGTCGATAGGCGCGTTCTTCACGACGGGAAACGCCATTGTTACAGAAGATGCCGACCACCCGGCCGGTGACATAGAAGCCGGCACCGGACGTTTCGTCATAGCAGCTAAGGAGCAGGGCATCATCATCGGTCACGTTCTTGGAAGCGAAAGCGAACTGGATGGCGGCACCGTTGGATTCGATGGACGAGCCGGCAAACGGGGCATGGTTTAATGACACGCCCACATTCTCGGCTACGCGAAGGCAGTTCTCACCCAAGAATGTGCCAAAACCGTTGGTAGTCCAGTTGGCACCGTCCACTTTCATTTCATAATTACCGCTGACAATGCTATGGTCAGTTTCCTGATTGGTACGGGATGAGAAGTCAAAGTTATAGATGGCGCCTTCTTTTATGGCGGCGTCAATGGCGGAACCGCTAACTGTCACCCGGACAGGTTCGCTAGTCACGTCCTTGCATACGGCAGTATAGTTGACCGTATCGGTGCCGTCAGCCTTGTAGCCCTGCAGTTGCTGTTTGACCTGATAGGTTTTGTTACGACTGGCAGCAATTTGTGTTACCTGCACGTTATTGGCTTTCACGCTGACGGGTGAAGTCATTTCCAACGGGTCATAACAGGCAACATCAAGTTCTACGGTTTCGTACAGTCGGACTACTCCACCGTTTTTATCATCGTATCTCAAGGCGACAAGAGGTGTGGAACTATTCGGGTCAATTACCATGACAGCCGTGTAGATGACATTTCCTTTCACTCCGGATGCGACATCCATTCCTTGGATGCGCAAGGGATAGGTACCGTGTTCTAGGCCGAGGGAAGCAGGGCGGATTACAACGGAGTGCGAGTAGTTGTCATTTACAACGGTGGTAGACAGGGATTGCCATTCACCATTAATCTTGATGTCAACCTGGGCACTGATACCTTTATCAGAGGTGTTGTTTCCGAACTTATAGAGTGGAAGGCTGAAACTTTCAGTTGTCGGAGTAAGCAGAGTTTCAGGGGTATAGTTGAGCACCTGCACACAGGTACAGGTAATATCAACAGCTGTTACATTGACATTCTTGGAACCGGTATTGCCGCTTTCGTCAGTGGCTATCAGCTTGAATTTCCGAGTACCGGCAGCCGTAAAGTATGCGGTGAAGTCCAGTTCAAAGGAGAAGTCCTTCATGTCACCGGAAGATGCTTTGTTGACGGTTTCAGTCCAGACGGTAAGCCCGCTTTCACGGTCTACGAGTTCCAGTTTCTCAATCAGGTTGTCAGAGGATTCGACACCGTTCGAGGTCACGGAACGAATGGCGGCAAAGGTTCGTAGCGTGGAGCCGTAAGAGCCATAGACAGGTGTCGACTGGAAAGCAATGGCAACAATGGTACCGCCAGTTTGACCGCCGCCACCCGTGCCGATAGCGAACTGCACTTCATCACCAAGGGTTTCACCAGCAGCGTTCTTCATCTGAAGTTTTACGATGCCTTCTGTTTCCACGTTTACGTCGAGGTTGGCCGGAACATAGGCATAGGCGCCACCAGTTGAAAAGGCATCCTTTCCCCCTTCTGCCGGTTCATCGGAAGTTTCAACAACGGAACCGCCACCACCATTCCCGAAGGGTTTCCAAAGAGAAGGGGTCGCAAAATCGGACACAGCACCCTGGAACTGCCGGGTTTCCATTTCATACTCGCCTGTTTTGTAAGTAATGATGAGACCCGTTCGCTCATATTTGACGCCAGATTCCTGTTGATAGGAGACAATGGCGGCAATAGCGGTTTCAAGGGTATAGTGGCCATCTTTCAGAGGGCGGATCTCATCAACAATGACGATGGGGTGTGTTACATCGTCGGCGGGCGTGCCGCTCTTCATATCCTCAAGGGCTTGCTTATCCTCGGCGGACAAAAGGCCGGCTTGTTCAAGGGTAGCAGAAGGCAGACGGAAGCTGTCGTCCGTTTCTTTACCGGTTGTTTTGGACACTTTCTTAAAATACACATTGAGATAGGAAGCGTCAGACAGGACGGAGAAAGAACCCGGTTTGATTATATCGGAAGGGATATTTTTCATTGTATCTTCCAAAGACTTTCCACGGTTGCCGGGGAAAGCTTCTTCTTCACCTTCCCCAAGAGACAACGGTTCAGGCAGACATTCAGAAGGAACTTTACTTTCTTCGTTCAAAGGAGCGATACCGTTCGCTTTTCCTATCCTTTCCTCAAAGTCATTTATTACAGAGGTCCATTTGCCCCATGTAACACTCTCATTGGAAACAATACCTATTCGTGAGATTGTACAAACTGTACCTAAATATACACCTTCGGCATTGTCTGACATGGTAGCCAGTTGTATACACGAAGTGAATGATTGACAAACCTTATCAAGCTCCAACCGTTCAATTTGTATATTTACAGGAATCTTAGACAAATCAACAGACAAAATACACCGATAATTCCCAATAGAAGAATCCCCGGAATACATCGTTTTTAATTTATCTTTAAAGCTACCAATAGTAGTAAAAGAGCCAATACTTTTAAATGGGTCAGTCAAAGGATTGGATTTATCAGACACTCCTGTTATACGTTTCAATAACTCGGCGTCTCCATCCGATAAATCTTTTGCAATCTTATTGACATTCTCCACTAATGCATCAAAATCCCCATTCACCATTTTAGCAATGGTACTTGAAAGTAAATCAATAGATATTTTCCGACCGCCACTAACTTCAACGTACATATCTTTGGATAGCTCTGTTGTATCAGTCAGTTGCTCTATTGTAAGACTGTTTGTCTTCAACGCTTGTAACACAAGGCTAATAATCTGTTGTTTTTCTGTTTCTGTCATAATTCTCTTTTTTAATCATTTTCATATACCCATACAAGCTCAATGGTCATACCAAGATTATCTATGTCGCAATCATAGACATTATCAAGATAAAGTTGGAACTCCTTCAGAGCACCAATATCTCCACCGTTAATACCTTTCAAGACACATACACCATCCCTACTGATTACACTCCCTTCAATGAGGTTAGTATACGAATCTCCTTTATATAGTACAGCACGCAAATTTATCGAACCGTTGTCCAAATCGTTCTTTAGTCTATCCAGTCCATTAACTGTAAGTTTACCGTAACCTCTTCTACCAATATACTTGTTATCTATGTCAGTCGTCTTGATTGCAATCAAATCCCAATATGAATTTTCATCAACACCTAGGTGATGAATACTGTTGACAGTAACCATAGTATCACTATTAATAGAAACTCCAGTATTAGGAATAGCCTTAGTCATATTGATATATGCTCCGACCTCTGCAACCTCACTTTCTGAACCATACTTGATACTACGCATTCCTTCATCATCTGCTATCCTATAAGCACCGCTTTGTACACACCTCATAGCAAGCTGGTTATTCCATTCCAAAACTGGATTCATCGTTCTTACCTTCTGTAACATTTGATTGAACACAAAACTCTTCAATCCCTCTATTTGCTGGTTAAGTTCCGGAACATTACTTTCCTTTCTGGTATATCGGACACCATCAAAGTAGACGTAATTACAGCATAAGACACGATTCAATAATTCAGCAAACCACACAGGGCATCCCATCCCATTTCCAAGCGTGAATAATACTGTTGTATATTCGTGGCTGAATAGCTCAACAATATCCTCATCAGAGGTCACGAACTGCTCATTATCCACACCGAACGTCCATCCGTTATCTTTGAAACCACCAGGAACGCGAAAATCAAAAAAGTATTGCATCCCATCTATCCACCAGACAGCATCAAGACGCTGCTTATTATCTTTCATTGAATACTGAATAAGGCTGGTTTCTGATAACTCACATTCATCGTCCGTAACTTTAAAAATCTCACTCGTATTCCCATTAACTGTTACAGTATAGTATCCACATGGAAGCAATGAAATGTTATAGAAATAAAGAATCTTATCATCATTCATCTTCCATGAGCTTAATGATACAGGTGTAGATATATTACTTAAAAGATTATTAATGTATACTATAGGCTCCTGCTCTTTGGCTGTCAAAATCAATTCAACAAAAATCCTGTCTGTACGTGCGAATAATTGCACATATTTACTCTTCGCTCCAAATTTATCGGTAGACGGAGAAAAAAACAGTGGGGTAAACGGGCTTATAATCATATTTCTAGGCTTTTGTTATTGAACGGACAAATAAATCATACTTCACTCCCTCGTTTCTCTCAACTGTACTACTCACCTCCTTGATGTAGCCCTCGTAAACAAGGCCACCTTTTTGAATCTTAATCGTTCCATCATCTGTTTGTGGAATATCCTCATCAAAGGTTGTAAATGAAACATCTCCACAAGTGACCAAATGCTCTTCAAGTATAAAGTCATCAGTTAATTTCACATCATTGACTATAACATTGCTATTCCCATCCGAAGAAGCATAATGAAGAGAATCAGCGAACATGCCAATATACTTAGCATTAGCTTTCAACATAGCTTTCTGCCAATACATAACATTAAACATTGCATCAGGATTTAGAACACCTGCAATCTTCCAATCCGCATTCCTTTCTAGTACATATTCCGCTTTCCCAATAACCTTATTATAAGCGAGCATTGCGCCAACGATAAACACATCATTATCACTTTCGTTATCAGTAGAACTACTTCCCCTTTTCTGTGACACGATTTCCAAGCCATAAGCATCTGCACGATAAGGGCTCACTAACTCTAGTGTATTATCTGTTACTTGCAATCCAGTAGTATATTCAGCAGTAAATCGAAATTCATCACGACCATTCAAGCATTCATAATCAACTTTATCATAACCAACTTTAACTCGTGCATATATCCTAGAACTGTCTACTTTAAATTGAAAATCTGAAATGTTTCTTGATATATTCTTATTACCATTAAAAGTAAATAAGCTGTCACGATGGACAAACTTTACAATATCCCCCTCAATCCTCTGAACAAAGCCAAAACAGGCTTCCATCCAGTCTACAAACTTCGTATATGAGGTATATAATTTAGCAGACAATATCCCACGAATACTTTCGGCAGCCAAAATAAGGCAATTGTCCAACCGATTGTCTACACCGGAAGCTATCTCGCCTTTTATACCCTCTTTACCACCATTCATACTTTTGAGCAAACTATTCAGAACAGTAATAGGTTTTACCACATCTATATTGATAGGTGATGCTATTGAAGTCCATTTTATCTGTAGTGAATATTTAGAAAAATACACCTTTCCAGGTCCGTTAACATTCATATTACCTATCGGATCATGTATGACAAATTGAAGACATTCACCATCTTGAAGGTCTATTGCATAAACATCCCGATATTGTTCGGGTCTATAAGTGTCTTTTTCTGTTGTATGTGTATTTCCTGAATAATCGGTATTTATCCAACTCGCAATAGTGCTTGTGGTACCGTTCCCATCAACTTTAGCAAGTGTCAACATTACATCTCCTCTGCCTAAATAAAAGTTGAATTCGGGAGTTATATATACCTTGACTGGTTTATGCGCCCTTAAAAAAGCAGGTACAGAAGTATCTAAAGTCACAGAATTTATTTCTACAGGACTATCTGATTCTGGTAAGTCTTTTTCTACGACTTCCAATGGAAGAGACTGGAATATAGTTTTTCCTGTTATATCTCTTGAGAAATCAACATATTGCCCTCCATCTTCTAAAGAGTATCCACCACATATATAGTTCGCGTAGTAATTAAACGGTAGTCTATCATAATAAAGCTGATATGTATCTTTTATCTCATCTACCGAATATTCGTACTGCGTTCCTTTGTTAGCCTTTATGATATTAGCGACACTATCATCTATCGAATTAATAGAAACAGTATTTCCATCATAGGTCAATGAACCGAAATCCAGTCGGCAACTGAAGAATTCTTCATAAGTATGAGAATTAGTTATAGTATAAACAGTGATACTAGCATTAGAAGCTAGGTATTTGCTCAAATACTCCTCCAATATGAGATCATAGGCTTCTCCCACAAACTGGAATTTTGAAGTAAAGGTTCTAGTTATTCCTTCAAGTCCGGAGCGTTTACGGGAAAACTTTATTTCATCCCAATTCTGAATACAAGATTTGGGAATATCATAGGAAATACTATCAACGGTAAGTACATATTTACAAAGCATTTTAACTCCTTTTGAACGTTCACGAGCAAATATATAGAAAAAGCCAACCGGTTTTCCGATTGGCTAAATTCTTGAAAATCACGCATTACAAAACACAGATGTAAGCATCAGATTTTAAGCATATTACGAAATTATCTAGTAAAAATAGAATTTATAAGGTAACCGGAATCAACTTAAAAACTATGTATCAATATAGTCTTTATATAAGATTTTATTCACTTTCAACTTATAAACGTTATTAGGATCATAATCCATCTTAAAATACTGAACTCCTTCTCCTAAAATTTGCATTATATTCTTTACATTACTTTCAACGCATCTATAACCGAAATAAATCGCTTCAATCATAGAGTTCTTATCAAGAGGAATTTGAAGATGATCATCTTTACAGCTTGGGTCATAACTAATTAATCTTATTTCATTTTCATATTTCCATTCTGTAGATTTCCATATAAACAAACTATTTGTATCTTTCTTTTTAGTTAAAATATCACATTTCTCATTTTTAGAGAGATAATGCACCCTCTTTAAATATTTATGAGAATAACCATTACCCTGAGCCTGTTTTATAAATACCGTTGAAAGTTTATATCTAATACAAAAACCTTTATGAGCATCAGCATAATGAGACCACATGACCACCTTTCTTATTAGGTTATTATCTAAACTTAATTTTTTATTTCCGACAAAACTTCTAATTTTAAAATATTGAAAAGAGTCACTGAAAGGCTTTATATGAGCATTATTTTTACAAATTCTATTCAAATTACTTTCACTTGACCACAAAAGAAATAGACTATCAAAGGGGTCATTCATTTTAGAAGGATGACACACTGTTATAGTATTTGATATTAAATCAGACAAAGAATAAATACTCACACTTCTAAATGAATAAACAATTCCTGACTTTACACCGTCAAAATCAGACTTTAATTGGATAGAATAATACTGTGACTTTATGTAAAATTCAGTCGCTTTATCTTGTTCACCTAGGATTGCATATATTTCTCCTGCAGCTCTATAAACATATGCTTGCAAAGAAGGGAAAAAAGTTCCCAACTCACACTTTAAATCATTTTCATCATACGCTTCAATCATATGAATAGAAGTATTAATTTCTATCATTGCGTTAGATAAATCTTGCTTATCCAAATACACACGTGCTTTCAAATAATGTGCCTGATAACAATCTATATCATCCAACCTAGAAAAATACTCTTCTTGCGTTATTTTAGAACCATAAAATTCATTAGCAAGTACCTCCAATTCATTTGTGGTTATTATTTTTTCATCCATTATAGTTTATAAAAAAATTATTCAAAATTAAATATTCAAACATAATATATTTTCGTGATATTATAAAGTTAATTCTCTAATAAGTCACACTATTAATATTTGAATTCTTGAAGTAGCATTTTCCGACCAGAAGAAATACGACTTCTTACAGTTCCAACAGGAATGTTCAGGATTTCACTTATCTCATCATAAGAATACCCACTAGCATAATACATCACACTATCAATACAACGAGATTTTTTAGCACACCGTTGTATTGTAGAAACCAAATCATCAAACAGTATTGAATGAGCTGTACAGTTAGAAATGGCACTTCCGTCTACCATATCAAGCCCTGTAAAATGTATAAGGGAATTTCTATTGTATCTTATTATATAAGTATTCCTCATTATAATAAGACACCACGGTTGAAGTGGTTTAGAACAATCAAATTTATCACGATTCACAAGTAGCTTATAAACTGTATCACCGGCTAAGTCTTCAGCATCTTGCATGGAACAGCAGAATTTTCTTGCCACCTTTAATATCCAAGGATATATTTCTGATAATTCCTTTTCAAAGTCCATTGTCAGCCCTCCTTATTAGGTGTATCTTCGGTTCGCCATTAATGCACCTTTCCACATATTTCCGGTGCATGATACTTTGTTCGTGCATTTCCTTAGCAGAACGCTCGATTGAACTAATAAGAGTGCCTATATCGGGGGGCAATAAGGCAATCATTTTTTTTACCTCGGACACTTCTGCCGTTATCCGATTACACTTCGTCTCTAATGTACGTAATTCTGACAATAAAACATTGTATAAATGCCTATTTATACAATGGATGCTGTTTTTTCTATTCATAAAAAAGTCGTTTGTGATTCTAAAGGAGATGTACAAACGACTGTATGAAATAATTCGCTTTAATTAAAAATTAATCGAATTACAGCATATATGTAATACCAATATTATCATGTGCTTCTTTTTCTGATCGATATTTCAACATCAGCTTGATGAACGATATTCGCATAGACAGCAGCATTAATTACGCGGGAATCAATACTCATTTTAAAGAATGTCATTAGAAAAGCAATCTCGGCATCAAAAGAAGAACGAATTTGTTCAGGAGTAGCCTTACTTCCTTTATGTTCCTCACTGCGTCTTTCCTCGTTCCGTTTTTGCTCAAAAATTGCAGAATGAAGCAAATAATCAAGCTTCGATATAACTTGCTCATCACTCATATTCCGGATATCTACATTTAGTTGACCCAACACCTGACGAACATCATCATAAAAGCCAAGAGAAACAAGAGTCTGACATATACGAAGGCTCAATAGTTTGGCACGTTCCTTCACCATATCCTCTTTGTCCATAATCATAGCCTGCATACCTGAAGGATTAACAATGCTTCTGTATTCGATAATTAATTTAGATGTCATCTCTTTAAGCGTGCTTTCAGACACAGATCCGCGGTCCGAAAGCAAACAAGCATAGTTTCCACATGAAAGCTCAATGAAATCATTCAATGTTATCTGATTTAATCTTTCAATCATAGCTATTTCAGTTTAGACAACTTATACAGTTCAAATTCACGGTTAGACGCATCCTGACGCTGCATTTTAAGACTCTTCATCAAAAGGAGATTTGTTTTATCAACCCTTTTTTCTAATCGGGAATAATCATTGAAAACAGTGGTATCACCGGAAGAGGATGCAAAATATGTCGGTGAAAATGTAGGAAAGTCCCAATCTGGCATATCAAAATTAGAGATATCTATCTTATCAACATCAGGAAAGACTTGTGCACCTTTAGGAATATCAACTAAAGTTGGAGTAGCAGGAGTAATCCATGCTTTTCCGGAATACATAATAACTTCATGCTTACCAGCATCACCAACTAAAGCGGTACCGCCGGGATGTCTATCATTTCCTTTGGTACCTTCTGCATAAGAAGGAATAGGAGTTGCAAGAATAGTTGCAACCTGAATTGCTCCCATGGCACCAATAACAATAGATAAAGGAATATTCGGTAATGCTTCAGTTATTGCCAGTGCAGTAGCTATTCCAGCCTGCGCAACACTAGTCGCCTTTTCCCAAATGGCTTGTTTACGCGCCATTTCTTGTTTTTGTTTTTCTAGTTCAGCATTTTTTGCTTCTGTCAAAGATTTTGCAGCACGTTTACGTGCTTCTGCTTCTTCTTCGGAAATAGCACCTGACTCTGCCAGTTTATCAACCCGTTCAACATCTTTGTCATATTTTTCATCATTAGCATCCTGCTCTTCCTCTATCTTATCAATTTGAGCATCATAAAGTGTAGAAACAAGATTTCCAATAGTCCCTACAGCTTGTGATGCAGTTTGCAACCATTTTTTGAGATTCTTTTGGCGTTCTTTTAACGCTTTATCTTCAGCTTTAGTAATATTTTGAATAGCACTTATCTGTAATTCTGCCTCCTTTTTAGCGAGAGCAGCCTTCAAAACATACAACTGAGTAACAATCTTAGTACGTTCTTCAGCAGTAATATTCTCAACGGTTAATTCCAGTTCCAAAGCTTCAATCGCTGCTTCAGTAGTCTTATGTACATATTCAAGTTGTAAATTGTATTCCTCTATCACATATTGCTCTTCTGTTATTAGCTTGGATGCTAACTGTTTTTTAAGAGCAAGCGTATCCATAACATATGCAGCATCCCGGATTTCCTGCTCATGCGCTGCATTCTCTGCTATTAATTGCACCTGATCGGATGCATGTCTTTCGTAAAGTTCTTGTTTTTTTTTTGCATATTTGTCGTCAATGAGAAAAACATCTTCACCTGTTTTCTCTGCTGCATCAATTTCTGCTTCACGTTGCAATTCCAACTGGTGCAATTTCAAATCAAGTTCTTCCTGGGACCCCTTTTTTACAACAGCAAGAGCGTTCTCAACATCCTTCTTCTCACGATCAGAATTATACTTAATAGTAAACTCATCTAGCTTTTCCTGCATTTCCTTAGCTAAATTCTGACGTGTAGCAATTTCCTCTTTGCTATTACCCTTGACGGCAGCAATCTTCTTCGAGTAAGCAACACCAATTTTAGCAAGTTCTTTCTCCAGTCCCTCATCCATAAGAGCTAGTTCTGACTCCTGATAAGTTTCATGAATTTTCAGCTTCTCTTTGAGAGCTTTTTCCTGTTCACGTTTTTCTTTATCAGTAAGTACCTTTACTGAATTCCCCTTTGTACCACCATTCTCTTTCAAATCAATGGTATCAAGTTGTTCAATAAGAGATTCTGTTATTGATGAAATAGCCTTCTTACCTGCAGCAACTTTAGTTGCAACATCGATCTCATCTTTAATGACATTATTTGTACGTCTCCATGAGGTCAGAATTGTAAAGAATCCCCTGTCTTTCAATTCTCCTTCCAATTTCTTACGATTATCTATAGCTAATTGATAATCACTATTTTCATATTCCAAACGAGACTTCAATGTTTCAATATAATCTTCTTTAGCCTTTTTGGCCGCCTCATCAGCAGACATTCCTGAATTTATATATTCTTTATACAACCTCTGCATATTTCTAGCATTCTTCTCCAAAATATCAGATTTCATCATCTCTTTCTGTGCAAAGGCAACAGCCTTATTGTCTGCTTCATCTTGTAATTCAGAATACCCCTTCAGCTGTGTAGCAACATTCCTCAACCCTCTTGCCAGAAAATCCAGGACATCCTTCATTATACCCTTGGAATCATAGAAGGATAACATAAATGCTTCCCACGCAGAAGAAAGTCCCGCAATAGAACCTTTAACATTGTTACTCATGGTATCTGCCATATCTGTTAGTTCTTTATCCACGCCTGTAATTTGGTCCCTCAATGGAACAATTTTATCAGAAGCTGTAAGAAAAGCATTGAAAGCGGCGACACTCCGTTTATCTGTTAATTCTAAAGTTGTATTTAAATCTACACCTTGTTCTTTCAGTTTCTTTAAGCCAACAACCAACTCAGGCAATGTTTTTACAGGTTCTCCAAGTGCTTTAGCTAATTTGCCATTGCCATCAGCCAAATTCAACAAAATATTACGAGTGGCTGTTGCAGACATTGAAGCATCAAAACCTGCATCTGCAAGCTTTCCTAACAATGCCAAAGTATCTTCTATTTGGAAATTGAATGCCTTTGCAACCGGACCAACAATAGGCAAGGCAGTAGCTAGGTAAGAAAAAGATAAGGCACTCTTTGATGTAGCAACAGCCATAGCAGATACATAACGTTCTGTTTCTTTAGTGCTAGCATTAAACATTCTCAATGCAGCACCAGACAATGCGGCTGCATCCGAAAGTTCAGCTCCAGTTGCTTGTGCGAATCGTAAGATGGCACCTGTCGAATCTAATATTTCACGACGTGTAAAACCTAATTTGGCTAATTCTATCTGTAGTTCAGTAGCTTGTGCAGCTGTATATTTCGTTGTTGCTCCTAATTGACGCGCATCAGTGGTTAATTCTTTAATATTGTCAGCCGTCGTACCTAAAATCGCTGCAAGTTTGCTATTAGCAAATTCAAATTCAACAATGGAACCAACACCTTCACGCAGTTGCGTAAACATCTTAACAATCCCTCCAACAACAGCTTGTGCACCAATATATCCAGCAGCCCATCCTTTCAATCCTGCACTAACTTGGCTTAGCCCAGGAGCCATCTCCGTTTTAAGCATCCTTCCTGCATTCCGGGCAATAATACCCATATTCTGCATGGACTTATTACCGTTCTGTATCTCAACCCATGCAGCCTTCACTTCTTCCCGGTATGCACCAATTGTCATTTTCTGTTGACTATATCGATCGGAATTTCGCTTTATGTAATCAGTGTTGATTCCAATAGTAGAATTAAGACGGGCAAGTGTACGAATATAGTTTTCATCCGTATCTTTCAAAACATCAACAGCCTTTTGCAGCTGCTTATTCATTTCCTTTGCTTGTGAACGGCTATGTACTTCCTGATTAGTCAAGGTAATAGCAGTTCTGATAAGTTTTAAACGTTCTTCTTCAGATAAAACAGCTTTCTTACGAGTAGTATTACCGGCATTCTGCGCTTTTGTCAAGTTAGCTTCCGCTTTAGCAGCCTTTTCCAAGGACGCAGCATTATCCGAGTTTGCCTTGGTTAGTTTCTTCAATTCAGCAGCAGATAATTTCTCTACATTTAGCTTTTCCTCTATCTTCTTACTGACAGTTTGAGTTATTTCAGACTGTTTTCTAAGAGCCTCGGTTAATTCAGCAGATGCAGAACCAGCCGTTTTTGCTTGAGTATTATAAAGATTACTCAACTTTTCAAGATCAGCAACGCCTTCTACATTTAGTTTCAAACCTTTTGCTAATTCTTTGGCTGCATTAACATAATCAGCCCTCACACGCTCAATAGTATTATCAAGCTCCACCAATTTCTGCAAATCGTTCTCATCAACGAAATCTTTTAATTTTAAATCTGCCATAATTACAGGTAATGTCTATATTCAACAATCTTTCCTTTTATCTCAACTCCTAGTTTATCAAAAGCATAGGTACCATCTTCTTTCTGATAAACGACATACATGCAACCATCCAAGACAGCTGCTTTCTTTGCAAGATCACTGATACGTTCCAGTTCACTCTGCATCTTTTTTATTTCGCAACTACAAGCCATTTTCTACCGATATCCACATTCTGAAAAGAAACGTTCCATCCAGGGACGGAGATACATAATATTAAAGTACTCTTTAGCTGTATCACCAATGCCTAAAATCTGCTCACCGTATTTCTTCTCAATAGAACTACCGTCCGTAAATCCTTTCGTTGAGAATCGAAGCCCGGAATCAATTCTATCGGCAGTTATGCTATCATAGAAAGTACCAGTAATAAAGAGGTTAGGTACCTCAACCGGACGCGGTGGCAAATAAAGCATCTCACTTCTAAGAGGTGGAGTTATCCTCTCCTTCCATCGTTTATATTGTTCCGCACGGTTCTGCCAGGGACCGGGCTCGTTAAAATAGGTGTCAGTATCATAATCAGGATTCAATAGATGTTCAGTACCGTCCAGACCGGAATATAATTGCTCCTGAATGCAATCAACGAGCACATTCTTATGTTCTTCCATACACCTAATACATTCCTCTTCAAACCCGGATGCAATGGAATGAATAACTCTATGTAATTCATCAAAATCTGCCATACAGTAAAAATATAACGGGCCGGGCTGTAATCACACCCCAGCCCGTCGGTTACTTAGTTATCGCATCGTACACTTCCGAGAGCTTCTTCTTGCGGTCAGCTTCCTTCAGTTCCTGCCACACGACTTTAATGTGCGCATTAATAAACTCTTCCTTCGTCATGCCCTTCACAGCAACCTCGACGAACGTAACATTATCTACCTTCATGACACCTGCTCGATACCTCTGATTCCTTTTTCATACAATACAGAAGGAGCTTTCAACGAAGGAACCGCCCCGGCTTTAGGAACAATGGTAATGATACCATCCGAATATGTAGCAGAAGTTACGTTATTCATAACTTCAGCAGCACCATCAGCAATAAGACTGCCAAATTCTTCTGTACGGTCATAACCACCAACAACTTCAACTATTTTGTAAGTATTTTCGGCCTCCAACTTTTGAAACACAACATCAACCAAGCCTTTAACGAAATTCTTGGGATTGAAGTCTAACTGCACGTAGTCAAAGTGCAATTGGCTGTCTTCCACATCTTCATGTGAAAAACTAACAGTCATCGCAGACTTAGCACTACTGGTCGGGTACTGTGTCACGGTCGGGTAAACAGTAGACATCGGAATACCGGCAAGGATATCAGTGTCATCATTATAACCGATCAACATATTATCCTGATTCCAAAAGTAAACGTCCCATCCTTTATTGGCACATTTCAGAAGCTGGGCATTCAAAACCTCATCAAATTTCTTCAAAGTGAAGGTGTCTGTTTGAGCGCTAAGCCCGTTGTATTCACTTGCACCGTACCCTACAGGATTAACTTGAGGCTCTCCACCATTCTTGGCATACTCCAGGAATGGCAAAATAGGGTAAATACGCCCGGGACGGTCTGCATGGCACAATTCGAGCAACTTCTCACCTGTTATATCAGCAGGGAGTTTGACACCATGTTCTGTCAAGATAGCACCTTTGACCTTTTTCCAGTCAATGCTACAAGCAGAACTACCAGTGTTCATCCGGGAACCCTTACACGTTCTAATCTTTCTCATTTTCTTCTACAATTAAGATTATTAATTTTTATTTCCATCGAGCGTATATTTATGGCATCAATCGGCTCGCTCACAGCCTCACCGGAATCTGTATAGGCTCCGTATCTGCCATATGAATAGTTTTCTGAATAACTATGTTTCACTTTTTCGTCATAGTCGCAGTCGAACCGAGAATCTTCATATAATACTTCCAATAAACGTTTATAGATTGGCCGAAGGATATTTTTAAAAGATGTGGTTCTGCGCATCTCATTGCTCCACTCTTTACAAGAAGAACATGCTATAATTAACGAAACCTTTGCTTTTGAAAAATAATCCGCATCACCTCTATCCTCACTAATTGGAGTGAATAGTGCAACCAATGGAAACTTCCTTTCAGACTGGGCAGAAGACTTACTGTATTCATCTAAAATATCTTTGATATATTGACTGCTACCGAAGATGTAATTCAACCTTGGGGACTTCATAACTTTAGTTCCCCCTTTCCCATTTGGATAGAGAATTTCAAGCCCTTCTGGAAGTTCCTTTACAATCTCCTCAAACAGTTCTGTTATATCTAAATCTATCATAAATTGAAAGCATTAATTGGGGTCAAAAGATTCTTGGTTATTTGCACATCGAAAGGACAATCATTCGACATAGCCCATTCAACAAACTGTTTGTTCTTCTCTACCATGCTATTCCATGTGCTTACTTGTCTCTTCAAAGGAGCTATATATTCATTAGCACATTTCAAACGGACAAGCCCGGTTATTGTAGCCTGGGTGTTTGCGTCACGAAGAATATGATAAAAGACATAGTCAGCGAACGGTTCACACAGCTTCTCGCATAATACTGCATATCCGGACTGGGGGGCTTCCTTCTCTTCTGAAATATCAACTTCATCTGAAGAATCTTCCTTTTCCCGTTCAATAAGCTCCAAATAATCTGTGATAGCTTGGGAAAGAGTCACACCAACAACATTCCGGAGAAATTCGGGCTGAAATGCCTTAATATACCCATTTATCACCTCATTCACAGCAAGAGATTGGGGCGAAGGCATTTCAGCGACCGAAACATTCTCAATATGCCTGGGACCTGACATAAAATATGAAACATCAATCAACATAGCGATAGTTATTTAGAAGTCTTGCCTTTCCCGGTTTTCTTTTCATCTTCTACGGAAACGGCTTTATCATCTGTAACAGTTACCTCCTTGGCATCTTCCTCTTGCAAATCTTTTGAATCGGCAACCGGAAGATTCTTTTCATCAGAAGGCACCTGTACTTCAAGTTCTGCAATGCGAGCTTTCATTGTTTCACGCTCTTCTGTCAGTTCAACAATTGTCTTATCTTTCTCTGCAATGGATGCAGTAAGCCTGCCAATCTCTTCATTTTTTTCTGCAAGCATACATTCCAATGTCTTTCGGGCATCTTCTTCTGTAACAAGACCACATTCGGAAATAGGGATGAGTTGAATCATCCCTCTATTAATCCGAATGCGTTGCTCTTTAAGCACATTGGTTACATCCTTATCGTTACCTCTAAGTATGTAATCCATAATCCTACGCTTTAGTTATTGCAGTCTTCAATGCGGCCAAATCCCCATAAGCGAAAGCCCACGGCATATAAATCGGGAAGATAACTTCTTCTTGTGCCATCAGCACAACCTCATTGCAAAGCTTGGTCTCCACATCTTCAGCCCATTCAAGTGTCAAAGTGGTATAATCAACCAAATTTGCGGCTTGGTTAAAGTCACCTAAAAGATACTTACCTGGAAGAATACCACCATACTCGATAATCGGACGACCGGCAATATATTTCACCCCATCAACCATTTTAACGATACCAAGATTACGTCCTGTCGTATCTTTTTCTGATTCCATACCGTTAACAGTCATTGGATTAAGAATAATAGCATTCGGAAAATACTGGGCATATGTCATTGCGGCGAAAGCTGTTTTCACTACATCTTCAGAGTTGGGTTCCTCAATGTTCTTAAAGCCGGCTTCATGAACACTGAATGTCATTTTATCCGTAGCCGTTTCAGCACCGGAGAACGCGACACCAGGAATAAGGATACGACCATCTTCCATTTTCACAAGAGCGTGTGTTTTGTTCAGTTCTGTAAGAACAGCGGCACCAGCGAACGTGATACTCATTCCATCAAGAATCAAATCCTGTGGTTCTGCAAACTCTACAATCACATCCTTATCACCGTTATATCCGGTAATAGCTTTTACAGCACCGGCGGCACCTGTAACAATGGCTGTACTGATAATCTTCTCTACAGAAGTCACCCCAGTATTATTAATAATACCAAGCAAATTCTCACCATTACCGTCACCAAACAAGATGTTCCAGTCTTCTGCCATCCAAACAGCTTCAGGAAGCATGTTCAAGATGTAGGAACGAATGTACACTCTTGATTTCAACATACGTTTTGAGATACGGATATGAGTACCAAGGCGCTTAGTTCCTGTCTGTATCTCTTTTACCTTGATGCTTGATTCAGGCAAACGCCCATTCTCTGTTACAAAACGGGCATTGCGGTTGAAAGCATATACTTGTGCATAGGCAAGTTGAGGGTATGCAGGATCAGCAGTCAACGTCGTTAATACATCACGCATATGCAACTTTTTGTTGGCAACCTGAGTCACAACACGTTTCTGTTGTTGAGTAATCAA